TTAATGAACGAGAATTAGCGAAACATAATTTATAGAAAGGAATTATTATGCTAAAAAAATCACAAAAGGAAAATATCCTAGAATACCTTCAAATCGGTAACAAAATAACCCCATTGGAAGCTTTATATCAATTTGGTTCTTTTAGATTGAGTGCCATCATCTTTGAATTAAGGCAAGAGGGGTTCAATATCATCACTCACAACAAAACAGTCGATGGCAAAACCTTTGCTGAATACGAACTTATAAAGGAGAAAAGCGATGGTTGATTACGATAATTCAAAGACTTTTCTTGAGTTCGAATTGCAAAGAAAAATTGATAAGCAGAAAGAACGAGGTTTATCTATTCATGCAAGTGAAATTAGAATGATGGATGAACTACTTTCTTCTCTAAACCTATATATGACTTACATGGGAAAGGAAAGTAACGCCTATAATTTGTGTTTCGATTTGAAAAAACAGATTGAAGAAAACAAAAAGCAAACTCAAGAGTATATGGCGTTAATATGAGGGAGCATTTTGAAAAATTTGATTTGTTGCCTTTATCTTTCTCACATCTTAATGAGTTCGCTTTTTATCGTGAACGATGGGCGTTAAGGCGAATATTCGGGTATGAGTTCCCTACAAGTGCATCGGCTGTTAGGGGTCAGTCTGTTGAGTCTGGCATTAATATGTTTCTCAATGGAATACCGCTAGAAGAAGCCACAGAAAAAATGATGTCTGAATATGATGCAAACTGTTCAAGAATAAATGACCCAAAGATTGAGGATGAACGAAATAACTTAGTGCCACTTTTAAATCTAGGTACTAAGGAGTTTCAGAAATACGCTTACTCATGGAATCTATTGACCTATCAAAAAAAGGTAGAATTAGAGATAGAAACTATACCTTTTGTGGGTTATACGGACTTTCATTTTGAGGATAAAAAGACCAAAGAGGATTTTTATATCGACTTGAAAACGTCTAAAAGCCTACCGCAAAGGATTAGTATTTCACATTCTATGCAACAATCCATATATCAGTCAGCGACAAATTCTAAGCAAATCTTGTGGTATCTAAAGAACCCTACCAAAACAAAGGATGCTGAATTTATTGCTATGTCGCTAGATGATTATGGTGAGCCTATGCAGATATGTAAGCATATTCTAAATGTTATGGGTAATTACCTAAAAACTGTAGATACCCCAGATGACGTTAGAAACTCTCTAGTGCCTAATCCAGACAACTGGATATGGAAAGAGCAGACAGTTTTTAACGCAAGAAAAGAAGTGTGGGGGTATTAACCAAAAAACCCCTTTAGGTTTCGGCTTAGAGGGGTTACAATCAATTTAATTGGAGTTCAATATGATTATACACGAAAATTCAAAACCAACGCAGAAAATGAAAGCGTGGTATCTATTCACAGAAGATTTTATCGCAGGTACGCAACACCTTTCAGCACAGTCACTTGGCATATACATAAGGCTATTATGTTTTAACTGGAACAAGCGGTGTGCAGGTATACCAAAAGATAAGGAAACACAGTACAGAATAGCCAGTTGCTTTTCTAATAGTGAGTGTAGTAGCTGTGATAATGTAATAAAAGAGTTCTTTGTGCTTGTTAATGACCACTACCAAAACGAAAGGCAACTACAGGAATATCTCTATATATCAAGGCGTATGGAAGCATCAAAGCAAAATGGAAAGTTAGGTGGCAGACCAAAAAAACCTAGCACAGAACCTAGCAATAACCTAGACAAAACCCCCCTAACCCCTACCCCTACCCCTAGTCCTAAACAAACCAAAGTAAGTTATGCACCCTTATTTTTAAAATTTTGGGAAAAGGTAGCTAATAAAGTCAGCAAGGGAACAGCCGAAAAGAATTACATGAAGCTAGAAGACGAATGGATAGAAAAGCCAGAAGAATTAGCGGATATGTATAACAAGTACTACAAATCTGTAGAGGACAAAAAGTTTGCTAAACAACCTGCTTACTGGCTTTCAGCGAAAAAATATGAAGATGAAAAACCCAAAGTACCAAGTACAGATAAGGTTGATATGTATTCCTTTAGACTCAAAGAATACAAAAAGGTTATACAAGAAAAAAAGTCCAGAAATTATGTTTCTCAATGGGCGGTACACAATTTATGGGAAGTTGAAAAAGCTATCAAAGAGAGTGAGTTTACCAAAGAGGAAGCAGAAACATATCTTGATTTAAAAGGATGGTTATAATGAAAATTAAAAGTATAGCAATAGACAAGCTTATTCCTTATCACAACAACCCTAGAAAAGACCAAGCGGTAGACAAGGTGGCAAGTTCTATAAATGAATATGGATTTCAACAACCTATAGTTGTAGATAAAAATATGGTGGTTGTAGTCGGTCACACTAGGCTTATGGGTGCTAAAAAACTAGGTTTAAAAAGAGTCCCTACTGTGATAGCGGACTTAACTGAAACTCAAGCTAAAGCCTATAGAATAGCGGACAATAGAATAAATGAGGATAGCACTTGGGATATGGAGTTGCTCAACCTAGAAATAGCAGGTCTTTCAGAGCTTGACTTTGATTTAGATTTATTGGGTTTTGACTCGTCGGAGTTAGATAAATTGTTAGTAAATGATGAGGAGTATTTGACAGATGAAGATGAAGTTCCAGAACCACCTAAAGAGCCAAAGTCAAAACTTGGTGATGTTTATCAATTAGGCGAAAATAGGCTTATGTGTGGGGATAGCACAAAAGTTGACCATGTTGATAAATTAATTAATGGTGCAAATATTGATTTGGTTTATACCGATCCGCCTTATGGAATAAATTATAAATCACCATCTGGTAAAGGAATGACAGATAGGGGAAATTATGATGTTATTAAAAATGATGATAAGGAATATGACCCAAATATTTTATTTAATTTTTGCGATTTTATTATTACTTGGGGTGCTAATCATTATGCAAATAAATTACCTAATTCTGCCTGTTGGTTAGTTTGGGATAAAAGAGAGGGTGATGCAATTAATAATAATTCTGATTGTGAACTTGCTTGGGTTAGTCAGGGTGGTTCAGCTAGGTTATTTCATCACAAATGGAATGGAATGATAAAAAAAACAGAAAAAAAAGATAAAAGATTACACCCGACACAAAAACCAATTGAATTGCATAAATGGGTATTTGAAACTGTTTCTGCTAAAAATAATATTTTAGATTTATATGGTGGTAGTGGTTCAACTATGATTGCTTGTGAAAAAACAAATAGAAAATGTTATATGATGGAGCTAGACCCTAAATATGTAGACGTTATAATTGAGAGGTGGGAAAACTTTACTGGCAAAAAAGCTAAAAAGATATGCTAGAGATTATTACATACACCATGTATCTCATTACTATAACAGATATAGAAACGGCTAATGTTGAAGTTCATCGCCTTGTTTTTGATAACCATGCGGAATGTTTAGCGTTAGCTACAGCCATCAACCAAGTTCGTGACCCTATTTCTACTAAAAAGAACTGTCGTAGTGTTAGAAACTATTATTGGGATTTGCCATGAGTAAAGCACAGAAAATAATAGGCTTTGGTGACAATAGGGAAAAAAATGATTTCTATGCAACGCCACAGGAGTCAACAGAAAGCCTGTTGAGGGTTATAAGCTTTAGGGGTAATATTTATGAACCCTGTTGTGGTCAAGGTCATATATCCAAAGTACTCATAAAGAATGGCTATAATGTGTTTTCTAGTGACTTGGTAGATAGAGGATATGGAACACCACGGATAGACTTTCTCATGGAAACCCAGAAGCACGACAACATTATTACAAACCCACCATTCAAGAACGCATTAGAATTTGCTGAAAAGTCTGTAGAACTAGCAAGGTACAAAGTGGCTTTACTTCTCAAACTAAGCTTTCTGGAAGGTGTAGCAAGGCGAGATTTCTTCAAGAGATACCCACCAGAAAAAGTATGGGTATTTAGTCAAAGACAGGCACTAATGAAGAATGGTGAAGCGTATAGCGGTGGTATGTTAGCACTAGCATGGTTTGTATGGTCAAAAGGTAATATTGAATCACCAACAATAGGATGGATATAATGGATAAAGATTTTGAAAAAATATTTGCACTAAAGCCTATAGTTCCAGATACAGGTCAAAGGAACACCAGAGTCTTTAAAAAGAAAACAGTTGAGATAATGAAAAAACTTGCGGAAAAGCAAAAGAAAGAAAATAAGAAAAAACTTTAAAAAGTAATTATTTATTGTTAAATCTTTATATGTGGTACTAAGTGGACATAGTTAAGGACTGTTTGTTGTAGGTCAGTAGTACAATGATTAGTGGTTGAACCTTGAGAAGCCTGTACCACACCATTCATCCATAGGGTAAAAATAGGATGGCAAGACCAAAGAAGTATAAAATAGAGCATCAAGAGGTTGAAAAATTAGCGTCTTATGGTTGTTCAAATACTGAAATAGCAGAGTTTTATGGTTGTGATGAAAGTCTAATTAGAAAGAGTTTTTCCGAATCTCTTCTAAAAGGGAGAGCAAAAGGTAAAATAAGGCTTAGACAACTACAATGGAAGTCGGCTGAAAAGGGCAATGTGACCATGCAGATATTTTTAGGAAAGAATATTTTAGGTCAGCAAGATAAGATAGAAACAAGTGAACTAGATGAACCGCTAGTTTGGTCGGCTGATTAATGCCCTTAACAGAACCACAAAAGAAAGTAATCAAAGATGATTCACGCTTTAGGGTGCTTATTACAGGTCGTAGGTTCGGTAAAACATATCTAGCCATAAATGAATTAGCCAAGTTCGCAAGTCAGCCTAATAAAAAGGTTTGGTATGTTGCACCTAGTTATAGACAGGCAAAGGCTATCTGTTGGGGTGTTCTCAAAGAAAAGATGATACAGCATAAATGGGTAAAGAGCATCAACCACAGCGATTTGACTATTACACTCAAGAACAATAGCCAGATAACGCTTAGGGGAAGCGATAACGAAAATTCACTAAGAGGTGTCGGTCTTCATTTCCTTGTGATGGACGAGTTTGCAGATACAAGCAAAGAAACATGGTATGAGGTGCTTAGACCTACATTGTCAGACACAAAAGGTTATGCGTTGTTTTGTGGTAGTCCTAGAGGGTTTGGAAACTGGTCTTATGAGTTATACAAGATGGGTGAAACTAATAAGGACTGGAAAAGCTTTCAATACACTACACTTGAGGGTGAACAGGTCAGCCAAGACGAGATAGAACAGGCAAAACAAGACCTAGACCTTAGAACCTTCCAACAAGAATATGAAGCTACTTTTGTTAATTATTCGGGAATGATTTACTACAACTTTAGTAGAGATAAAAACATTGTGGAGAAGTACAACAAGAACACAGGAATATTACACATAGGATTAGACTTCAATGTTGACCCTATGAGTGCGGTTGTCTGTGTTATAGAAAATGATAGAATTTTTATGATAGATGAGATACAAATATATAGTAGTAATACGAATGAGATTTGTGAGGAGATTAGAACCAGATATAAGAATGTTCAAATAGTGGTTTACCCAGACCCCAGTGCTAGACAAAGAAAAACAAGTGCAGGTGGTTTAACTGATTTAGCTATATTGAAAAATAATGGTTTTGATGTAAGATGTAGGAGTACAGCACCTTTGGTAAGGGATAGGATTAATGCAGTAAATAGTAAGTTAAAGAACGTAAATGGTAAAAGTAGTTTATTTATTGTTAAGTCCTGTAAAAATGCGATCAAAAGCAT